TGTGTTGTTTTCCACCCTTACCTTCAAAGGTCATCTTACAAGGAACTGAACCAACGGAATCCCAAAGGAATGACAAACTATAATCCAATTCACCTTTTTCTTGAGCATCCAACAAGTTGTTGATATACTCGGTAATTTGTTCGATATAGTCGAAGTTATTGTTAAAGAGATAAAAACCATCCCAGTCAATCTCACCTGTCGATTCATCAACAACTTCTTCACACTGAAACCCCATAATACGGGCGTGTTCGAATGACCACTTTTGTTCTGTGATAATGAATACAGGAAGAATTCCTTTTTTCTGAGCATCAACCGCCGCCTTTACAAGAGCAGTGGTCTTACCTGTATCAGAGTGACCCAAGAACATATTGATATGCCCAATAGCCGGCCCTGGTATTCCAACCGCATCCAAAAATTCTGTACCCAAGTCAAAATACCTTTGAGGTTTATATTTTGCCGAAGTAGAGAATTTAGATTTAATTGAATCTAAACCTAATTCTTTTTTCTTGATAGCCATATTAACTATACTTTTTAAACTGCTGTAAAGCTTCGAGTTTATCTTTCGCACTTGCAAGTTGGTCAACAAACTTATCCATTTCTTCCAAATGTTGTGGATGTTCTCCAATACCAACAGGATTATTGAAATAAACCATTAGTGTTGCTTCTGCTTCTGAAATTTGGGCGGAGTATTTATTTGTCAACGCCTCATACAATTTTTGTGTAATTTTTTCTTGAGTTGTCATTTTTTAAAGGGATTAAAAACTACCCCATCTTTCAGGGGTAGTTTAATTAATATTTTTTTTATATTAGAAGGGTAGGTCGTCAGAGGGTTCGTCTTCAGATTGGGGGTCAACAACTGATTTCTTTCCACCCATAGAAACTGTTTCTTCAATTGAGTTTCCATAAGCATATTTACCCGCATCTGAATCCCAACGTGGAACCTCACCACGAGCAATAGCTTCGAGGTATTCGGCTGGCTTTTTAGAATATACATCTTCCCAACCCAATTTATCAGAAACCCAAGAATCTTTGGTCTCCTTATCATCGTGTAGAGGAGATGGGTCGTCATGCATAATTGTCTGAATGACAGTATATGTTGCACCTTTTGGTGTCTTAGCTTTGGTCAACTCAAGAATAATATCTCTACCATTTTCAGGGTCAGTAATATCTCCTTTTTGACGGAAAATTGGAATGATTTTGTCCAAAATACCCTCGTTCTTGTAGTTGTGCTTGAAACGCCAAAACTTAACTCCGTCTTGTTCGTTGTCACGGTCAATAACCTTAACAATATAGAATTTACGTGGCTTATATTGTTTTGCAAGCTCCTTATCGGATTCTTTTCCTGTTGACATAAGTTCTTCATAAACTTCTGACAAAGGAGAACGCTCGTTGTCATTTTTACCTGGGTCAAAAAACTTTTGCCATTTTCCATCAACTTGAACTTCGTGGAACCATACTTCTTTGAATGGTGAACTTCCGTCTTTTGTTGGGAGGACACGTAGTCTTTTTTGACCCTGTTTCTCGTTATCCTTTAGGATAGCCGCGAAATACTTTTTCATTCTTTCATCTTGAGACATTTTTGAGGAGTTAGATGAACCTCCTTGTTTTGAATTTTCGTACTGCGAAAGAATCGCATCTAAAGAATTGTTTGTCGCCATAATATATAAATTTAAATTGTTTACTAAGTATAAGTGTCAGCCGTTGGTTTGTCAAATCAAAAATGGGGTCTTTCGACCCCACTTTACTATCTTACTTCAGTGAAGTCCCCTGTTTCTTCATCTCCAAAATCTCTAAAACTTTTTTTGATATCTATAGGTGAATAACCTTCAACATCATCCTGAGTTAAAACATAGTCATTCTTTCCCGTTTTTTCCATATCAATTTCTTTGTCCTCAAAAAAATCACTCAATTTTTGGTTAAAAGGACCTGAGTCTAAACTACGTAATTCAAGTTTTTCTTCAGGAGTTTTTGTCCTGTATTTTTCAACTTTAGCCTCTAAATCATTTAATTTGGTAACTATAGAGTCCATATTAGATAATTTACTTTCTAAATCTTCTAAATGTTTAAATAAATTATCAAAATATTCTTCTTGTTTTGTTTCAATATTTTTTTGTGACTTAACTAAATCAGTAATTTCTAATTCTTCTCCTTTTTTCTCGGCACCTTCTTCCCCAATTTTTTCAACATCAGGGTCTGTAGCAACATCTACTGCCTGAGGAGTTGCGGTTTCAGGGGCCGCAGGGGGTGGTGGGACAGCCCCTTCTGCTGGAGGTGGTATTGCTCCCGGGTCACCAGGTGGTGGAGGAACTGCTCCGACCTCTTCACCAGGTGGTGGAGGTGGAACCTCTTGCTCAGTTATGTAACGATTAATAGAATTATATCTATTTAACTCTTGTAAAATTTTAGAATCAATCCCCATTTTATTATCCGTTTAAAAGTTGTTTAACCCCGTTTAGAGTTTCTACTTGAATTTTTTTATTGGTATTCATAGTGTTGTCAACTCTTTCAATTAAACCATCTTTCATTCTAAGAGTGTAACATTCACCGGTATCTAAGTCACAAACTTCTTTGTAACCATTACCGTTGTCTCTTTCAGTAATTCGGGTACTCTTACCTAAATAACTGTCTAATATTTCTTTGGTGCTCATGTATTTTTATTTATAAATATCTAATAAATTATTTAAAGTTCGAATGTAATAGGGTAGGGACCTGAAATTATTTGTCGTCTGGTAGTATCAAGTGTTCCGTCAGATAAAATAGGATTAGTGTAAATCCACAATTTATATTCATATTTACCTCTACTTTCAGAACCTGTTGAATCCTCGCACCCTGAGTCAGAGAATAACTCCTCAAGTGTTACTTCAAACCTTTGTCCGTTATTAGAGATAGTTCCCACATTCAATGTTACCGCATTACCAAATGAATATGAAATAGTTTCTGAAATACAACTAGCCGTACCTCTAACTACGTGTGTGACTAAGAATATTTCTCTTTTACCATCTACTGATGTATCCACAGTGGCGATGAAAGATTCGAATCCTACACCCGCAACGTATACAGTTTCGGTTTTTAAAGGTTCTGGTTTTACTTCAGCAGGATTTAATTGTCTATTTGCTTCGTCATATGCCGATATTGCTTTTTGAACTTCAGTTTCTATGTTTGATTTATCGGTAACATTGTAATTATCATAAATACTTACCGGTTTAATCTCCTGTTTTGAATTCAAAATAATAAATTTACTTATTTCTTTATAATCATCTTTGGATATTGTTACCATTCTTGAGTCCCACCTATTTTTTAAAAAGGTTATAAACTTATTGGTACTTTCAAATGATGCGTATGGTACGTTGTCAGTTGAACAAAAATATTCCTTCATAAAATTCGCTTCTCCAGACGCCCCCCACGAACTTGTGAGGTCTATACCTCCAAAATTGAAATTATTGGACGAAAATCCGGCACTAGTACCATTTGAGTTTAACCACATAAATGCAAATATGGTGTGAGCTAATTTCAATCTATTATTACTGTTACCTGTTAACTCATTAACAATCTTAGTCATTTCACTTACATTCAATGTTCTTTTTACAATTTCAGACTTTATGAATGTATTATAGTCAGAATGAGGAGTACATTCTTGATTAGCGGATTTTGTACTTGCCGGATTATTTGTCAATTCTTCATTTAATACTTTAGTTTGGTCAACTGAATTAGTGGTGGTATTAGAAGTTGGTCCTGTAGTTGTAGTTGGGGAAGTAACACTGTTAGATTGGTTAGGTACTCCATTAGTATTTGTCACATTTTGTGTTGATTGCACAACTTGAGGTGTATTTGAACTTGATTCAACTTTTAACTTATCCTTTATTATTTTCAAAAGATTTGTTCTTATCGTTTGGACAAATTGGTCAACTTTCGGTAAAGAAGCAGTTGGTTGTCTAATACCGGTAATTGTGGTGTGAAACATACCAGGGACTATGTTATGTGTTACATCCAAAATCATATATGGTCCGCTGAACATAGGTACATACCTTAAATTAAAATACATACTTGGTTGTATCATTGCGTTACCCAGCATCATTATCTTACATTTATAACTTCTGTTTTTGTAAATGTTATATAAAGATAAATTCTGTGTTGCCCCCCCTCTATTACCCGATTGGTTTGCCATTTGATTAATCACTTCTAAAGACTCAGCCGTAGAAGTTCCCGCATCCTGAGATACGTCAAAACTTTGGAATATTTGTTGATTCTGTACTCCAATATCAACATTGAAACCAACAACTTTATTTGACTTATCCCAATCTGTTTTACCAACTTGGTTTTCTACTAATGGATTAGAAGTTTTTCTCAAATCAAAGGCATCATCTTTAAACCTGTAATCAACATTTTTATTTATTGCTAAGTGTTCAGATGGTTTTGAAATAAAAAAACATACCATTTTAGATGATGAGTCTCTATAGTCAACATTCAAAAAAGTACCAAACAAAGTATTAGCGAATTCTAAAGTACCTTCGGGTCTAGGTTTTGGATTTTTAACGGCATCTTGTACGTTATAGAAATTAACATATGATGGTATATTCATTACCATGAAGTTATTTCTTAATAAAACAGATTGTGCAAAACTTAATACTGACATTTTAGGACTAGCATCCATTATAAAATTTTTCAAATGAAAAATGTCGGCAATAACCGTGTCTCCAATATTCCTACTGGCCCTATCTAATAATAGTAAATCTTCAAAAATTGTTTTATTTTTAAAATCACCGCCAGAAATCCATTTATCATTAGTTGCTTTAAATGACTCCCATAGTTCTAATTTTGTTTGAGTTCCGTCCAAATCTTTTCTAACACCTTTACTATTTTCAACAGTAATTAATGGTAATTTAGCCCTTAATGTTATCATTAAATTGTCCACTATAGTACCTTGGAATCTGTCAACCGCACTTAGGTAGTTATCCATATTATTAATAAATGTTACTTTACCCCAATTGTTGGTTGAACTCGGTACTAACGGGAACTGTGGTTCGGGAGGAGTTGTAACCGCCGCAATATATTGTGGGTCTAAAGGTGATTGTGAATAAAATCCGTAAATTTCAGTTATTGCAACTTTTGCCAAATTTAAATTAGTTTCAACGGACATACCAACTTGTTCTCCAACAAACTTTATCTCTTGTGAAAAATTCCTAAATAAAGAAAATTTATTTTCATTTTGTTTATAAATAGTTACAGTTGACCCATCATTTAAAGTAAAAATTTCTATTATTAATCCTACAAATTGTTGTGTAGGTAAAACAGGTGGTATTGGTAATGGGGAAACCGAAGTTTGTGGTTGAGTTTGTGTTAATTTTTGTGTTGCATAAATTTTAATTATCGGTGCAAAATTTTTGATATTCTGCACATTAAATCCAACATTTAAATCTATGAAGAAATCGGTTATAAATGAACCACTATCTTTATAAGTGAGTTCAGGTATATCTGAAAATCCAACATATATTCTAAGAGTTTTCCACTCTTCAGGGAAATTTGTTTGTGATGTTGTTAATGTAACAGAACCCCCTTGAACTGGTAATGCATCTGGTGTCGTCTCAGTATATTTTTCCCATGTGTATGGGTCTTCAATAAATTTATTGGAGAAACTGTAGAATAGTTTTTTATCGAATGACGATGGATTTCCATATTTGAATACGTAGTCAAAATTCAAAAATTCTTTTATATATGAATTAATCGTTTGACATTGAATTTCTTGAGTTCTTGAAACTGCTTCGGTACCTGTTGCTCCTGTGGTACTTTGTTTCGGTACTTTCATCATTTCTCTCATTAAAAATTGGAAATTTTTGAAAGATTTTTCAGTTTTGGTTAAAGTTTCGGATAAATTTGTTACATCATAATCGTATACCGATTTAGAAAAATTTAAAAACTCTTCTTCGAATTTATCCAAAATTTCTGTATTAAAGGCAGAAAATATTTCACTGATTTTTGAATAACCTATAATAGGGTTATGTAAACCAAAATTTTCTTGTGATAACACATCACTTTCTGTAAAAATTATTTTGATATACTCATCATATTCCGGTTTTTTTATTTTTGATAAATCAAAATAACCATAGTGAGGTGCCGCCCAAAAATTTCTAATTGAGCCGTCGTACATTGATTGATTACCTTTAACTTCTAATTTTAATTTGTCAACATTACCCTCTTTTTTGAAACATTCATTAAAAGTCTGATTCAATAGTGAGCCCTGAGACGGAATTGGATATGTAAAGGTTTTAATTATATTATCAATACTAACAGACCATGGGATAACTCTCAAATCCCTCATAAGATTTGTATCGTCAAATCCTTCGGGTTCATCAATAATTGCCTCTGACACATAATTTAAAGTTACACCACTAAGAAACCCGTTTTGAATATCTGTATCGGTAAACGTACTATAAATCATATACCCCTGATAAAACACATTGAAGTCATTTATTAATTTTGGATAAAAACCTGTGTTTATCAGAGTGGATGTTTCGGTACCAATAATTGTATCTTTTTCTAAAACTATGTCGATATTAGCTCCATTAATTATTAATCCGTAATTTCTAGTTGGAACATTAGTTACAGGGTCAAAATTTTCAACTTGTTTAAAGTTTTGCCAACAATCATCTAATATATCAACATTGTTTTCAACATATTTTTTATATCTGTGGTAAATTGAACCGATTTTTAAAATCCACGAGTAAGGTACTTTGTGTATTGCTCCGAATTTTTTCAAACTAGCCAAAATATAATCTAAATCTTCAACTGTAATATTTGAATCGGAATTTTTATAAGTTTTAAATTTTTCTCTTAGTGTCGATAATGGTAGACTATTTAAGAATAGATAAGCAGGTACAGTGTAAGGATAATCATCGTAATTTCTGAATTTTTCCACAGCCTGTTGTATTGAATTCACATAAAATGGTGTATTCAACATGGATGTTGTTTGATAAAATCCTACTTGTCCTGAATAATTATAGTAAATTAAATCTCCTTCGGTAACTAACTGTTTGGTTCGGACCCTTTCGTCATAAAAATCAACTAAATTTGTTGTGGTATCTGCAGTCGGTACTACAGTATTTTCAAATACAAAATTAGTTATCGGTCTTTTTTCTAATGTGGATAAATTGTAAGGAAAATTAGTAATAGTCTTATTTGACTTATTATAAGTCAAAATTTTTGTAGTGTTAAACGCTGCTTTATTATCAGAAATAGATTGACCATTCGCTAATTTATCTTTACACCAACTTAAATTAGTTAAAGGATAAATGTCTGAATAATCGTAACTATTAGATGAACTACTACCTGTAATATAATTCAAAAATTCATCCTCTTTTTCCAAAGAAAGTAGTGGATTTGATTTAGTTTCTAAAATTTCATCTAAATTTAAAAATTCAAATTGTGAATTTTGCACCGTATTTCTTATGTAACTTGTATTGAATATACCTCTAATAAAATTTTGCCAACTTTGTCCTGTACCTCCATTTGATATATGTCTGAGCGTGGTTTCAAAATTAGCCGAATTAATTCCGTACTGTTTTATTTTTTCAATTAAAAATGGATTGTCAGTACCTAATGCATAAAGTAAATTAGTTTTTTCAGCTTCTGCGATGATACTACTAACCAAATCTTTTTCTTTAGTTGAGGATTCCGCTCTTGATAGCCTCGAATAATAAATTGTATAAAATAATCTTTCGTATATTTCAAAGAAAAATTTAACCTCTTCTTTATTACCATAAACAATATTCTCAACAGGAAATTCAATAGCATTAAAACTAAGTCTATTAATATCGGTTTGCTCATTAGATACAGGCTCTGGATTATCTATTTCAGGATTCCTATTTACAAACGCATTAACAAATTCTTCAACAAATTCAACTTCAGGCCATTTTTCGTAAGAAGTGGCATTGGTTAAATTAGAATACTTAGGGTCACCAGGATAAGCAACAATGTATTTTTCTTGTCCATTTTCTCCGGCGGTTTCAACAATATATTGTGGCCATGGATATATAGGTAGATTAGTATTATCACCACTTGATAAATTATCAGGATTTGCGTTCGAAACTGAAGGGTCTAAAATTGCTTTCTTTCTATCGGTATCATCTCTAACTTCCCAAGCCTTAGCGTGAACATCATCCATTATTCTTAAAAACGCCTCACCATTTGCAAAAATAACAGACAAAACATTTCTAATTGTAGGTATAAATCCAATTCCATTATCCTTTGATTGAATTTTTTCAGTCAAAGCTTTAGTAAGAGCCTCTTGAATTTTTTCTCGATACGATTTTACGTCTTTGAACATTCTATTAACTTCTCCTAAAAATGTTCTAAAAAGTGGTACGGGTGACTGTTCTTCATTCAAGTCACCAAATTTGTAATATGTATATTCAGGGACAATTCCTCCATCTTTCATAACAATTTTTCCTGAATTGAACGTCATATTTGTGCCCAATTCGGCATTTAATTTACTAATATCATCATCAGTAAATTTTTTCTTAGTTGACCTTTGATTCAATGTTTTTTGTAGATTGACATCATCAGGTTTATCAATTATCTCCAAAAATATGTCAAAAGTTATGTTATTTGGAATAGTACAATTTTCTCTTTTTCCGTTAATTTCATAAAAACCATTAGTACCAACAGTTTCATTTTTATTTAAAATTTCATTATATTCGGTAATGTATTTTTTCAACTCGGCCAACGCGACCTCTCGTTTAGATTGTTCATCAAACTCTTTTTTGAACGAATAAAGTTTTTCTCCACTTAAATTACTAACATAGAAATTTTCGTTATCCATATACTTATCTTTCCACGATTTTTGATAAGTCGCAATATTTCCCTGATATTCTCTTAACTTTTTTTCATATTCTTGTACGTTGTTTAATGGGTCAAGGTTTTGTTGTATATAAGATTCTAAAGTGTTTTTGATAAAATTTTCCAATCTATAATACATTTGGAGAATCGTAATTTCAGGAAAGTCTTCGGGAATTAAACCTTTTGTTTTATATTCACTATACATTTCATGCATTTTTTGTTTACCTAGCGAAACCGACACACTAGATATGTTAGCAAATTGGGATGGACCTCCTTCAACACCCTTTATATCAATATTTTTTTGATACATTTGTGGTGTAGCAATTGCCGCCGCCATAGTTACCTCATTTAACACATTATACTTATAGGTAATCATACTAAGAGTAATATGGAAATTACCAGAACTAGTGTTGTATCTACTATTAAAGCTTTGTAACATTAACGGTAATCTTACCGCCTTTCCATAATATCCCTTTATAGTCAGATAAAATATGGGGTATGGCATATTAAAAAATGCAGCGTATGGTGAATTATTACCCGATTCAAATAACGCTCTACCTTTAACGTCTTCTAACTCAATTGTTATCACAGGAGTAAAAGAGGTGTTTTGTTGTATAGAAATTGATGTTATACCTAACAACCCACTATCTACTGTACCATTATTTCCTTCCGATAAATTGGTTTGTTTTACATAATACTCTTCATCCTTTGAATTAATCTTATTTTCCGACTTTAGATTTTCCTGACCTGTCAAATTATTTGTATAATCATTTTCAAGTATTCGTTTACCACCCGGTTTTAAGAAATTAATGGAAGCGATTGAGGTATTTCTAATAATGTCACTGTTGTTAGACCCAACCGCTAATTTTGTTCTTGGAATTGGTTTACATTCCAAGTTAGCATACATAACCAAATCTTCCTGTTTTACATATCTGTCTTTAGCATTACCATTTTCATCAATAACTTTGTTTGGGTCTATTATGGTAATATTATTATAATCAAATTCTACTAATATGTTCTCTGAATTATCTGCCATAATAAAAGAAATGATTATCTAACTGATTTTTATAGTCCTGTAATGAAGTTATCAGCGGAAATGGAATAGTCAATACACTGCCGTCAACTATATTCCATTCTTGCCCTCCAAATTTTGGGTTACCCATTAGAATTAACCATCCAAAAAAAGGAGTCCCATAATATTGTTGAGATACTTTATCTAATCTAGATTGACCAACTTTATAAATGTACCTTTTGTCAGTACTTTTAGAAGGCAAATCAACATATGTTACTACCGATGGTGAACCATCAACAATAAACTCACTATATCTATTATAATACTGTTTTTTTGCCATAACTTATGAATTGAATTTAACTTTACCGATATAAGTTTTTGTATCCTCATCAACATTTATTGTGCTGTATAAATTAGTGATTGCGGTTTTTTGATTTCCCTCATCAGTTCCAGGCACCGTGGTATAAGTAAATTTACGAGTTTTTCCTTTAGGGTATAGTTTTTCGTCCAATCCTTCAGAAAAATCTTTAAACTCAGTACTTTTTTTAAAGTCTTTATATAATTTTTCTTCATCATCAATTTCTTTACTATACTCTTTGGACAACTCGTCAACAATATCCTCAAATTTCTTTTTTAATTTTTGTGGGTCTTTTACGTTAACCAAATCTCCTTTAATAATTGCATCAACAAACTCTTGTCGTTTTGTTCTATTGTAAAAAATTCTACCTATAACTAAAAAGAATGTTTTTTCAGGTGTTGGGCTTTCACCTGAGTTAATAAAATAAGGATATATTGGTTTAAAGTTTACCACAACATCACCAATAGGTTCAAATATCTTCTTTTTTTGTAAAAACTCATAATATTCCTCTAAAGTTAATTGTAATCTCGCAATGTCATTCCATAATTCGTCATCTGTTGTTGTTATAGTATCATCATCAATGGTTGTTGATTCACTAACCTTATCAGTTCCCGAAAGAGTATAAGGTCTTGGAACTCCCTTATCAATAATTTTACCGTCAGTTAAGTCGGAAACCAAATTTATTTTTCTTAAATTTTGAACATAATCTTGTTCCAACAAAACTAATTCCTGTATGGTGGTGAATATTCCATTTGAGAATTCGGAAGAAAGAGAATTAATATAATCAACCATATTGGTTATGACCGCCGATAAATCCTTTGGTTGCCATTCAATAGTATTTAATTGACTAATAATTGGGTTAGTTTGGTCCTGAATTTCTAATATTACTTTATCAAAAATTTCTTTTATTTTCGCATCCATTTTATTTGGCGCTCCGTAAATTGGGGCCGAACCAACTTCATCTAAATCAACATTAAGTAACCCTTCACTATATAATCTATCATTACTTATAATCTGAACAATACCTTGGTTTGTATTTAACATTATTTTTTCTAAAAGATTAGGAACCGCATCAATATATTGTTTTGTTTGGTCAAACAGGGTATCCATTATTTTTTGATATGCAATTTCACCAGTTTGACCACTTTCAACAGGTATATTAGTTATAATTTCACCAATTGTTGTTCCCCCGTCATTAGTTCTTTGACTTTCCACATTAGCCACTGTTGCCGGTTGTTCTGATTGTTCGATTGAGTCTATTAATTTCTTATCAATCACTTTCCACGAATCGTCAGTCCATGTTGACCTTTCATCATAAATTTCAGTATTAGCATAATAATTAAACGACAATGCATTTTGTAATTGGTCAACCGGTTCTTTAAGTCCGTGACCTCCAATCATAGAAAAACTCATATTAACTTTTACAATCATAGGTTGTAAACCAATCCCCTCAGGATTCATGTCATAAATTAATGGTTCATATGTAAATGCAACATTATCAGGTACTATTTTGCAGTTATAGAAATCACCGATTCTTAATACTAGAATAGGAGGAGCTCCGAAAGAAGTATTGATAGCATCATTTGTCTTTGGTTTACCATCGGCACCTATAGTTGGAACTGTTTCTCCAGGTCTTGTACACTGATTAAGGAAAGTTAATCTAGCATTTAAACCCTCAGGTGTCATAGAGTGAAAGGCTGGATTGAAGTATCTAATTTTTTCTTTGATTGAATCATATACCATTGGTACATCTTGTTTTAGCACCTCAAAATAATCACACTCACTCAATAAATTTCTTAATATTTTTTTACTAATACCTTCTTTTAACTTCTTTTCAATTGTTACGGTTGGTTGTGGTTTTGGAAACTGAGGGGTAATACCTTGTCCTGATGTTTTATCAGATGGGGGATTTTCTATTTCAGTTGTTTGTCCAATTACTTTATTAACCATAATTGTTTCTTCTTTAGGTATATCGGTATAAGAAATACTAGTAACCCTAACTCTTCTACATGCCATAGCACTGACAGAATAAATTAACGAACCTTGATTAGTTTTACCATTCTTATCTTTAGTCTCTTCAGTACAATTAATAGGGTCTTGGGATATGTTTCCCTCCCCAACTGGAATTGTTGTATTTTCGCCAGACCCTCCCGCCGAATTTATTTTTAAAGAACCGTCTTCTAAATATTTTTTAAACGAAACATCACCTTCAGAATAGTTTTGTAAGTATTTTATTACAGAATCAATTCTTCTTTCGGATAATTTTTGATTATATTCAGGCGTTGCCTTAGCCGACGCCGCTCCTTCTAAAGTTATAACAATAGTTCCCTTTTGTTCTGATAATATCTTATATAAATCTTGTACCATACAAGATGAACCACTATTAATTTTTTCAAAATTATTTGTTATAACATTATCAAAGAAATCAAGAACATTACCATTAAAATCATCAGTATTGAATAAATTATTAGCCTGAGCTCCGTAAACTTGTTTATTACTAACATATGAGTTGTAAGCACTCAAATAATCCTCATTTGACGTTGTACCATTATTAGGTCCAGGTACATTATTATCAAAATAAAATGACAAATTAGTATAAGTATCAGCAAATGCTTCTAATTCAGGCTCATTAGACACTTTTTTAGTTTCAGGAACGTCACCCCAAACGTCAGATGTACAAACTTCAGGGTCTTTAGGTATTGATTCAACCACGAAATTAACCTCTTCTTCGGTTAATTGTGGATTATTCAAAATTTCTTGGTAGGTATATAAATCCTTGGCAGGTATTGTATTAAATTTTTGGGCTAACTCATATATATCGTACTTCACACACCCCGCAAAAAAGGAATCTATTATTGAATCAACTCTTTCCTTGGCGGCACCTTTCAATTGTTTTTCAATAATTAAATTCATAATTGAAGGACTGTCAACTATAATAGTCCAATTTAAACTTCCAGTACGACTAGTATCTTTATATGTATAAATTGGTTCGGGTCGACCTAAAAATGAAGTAGGTGAAAAACTTGGTTTACTTGTATCGTTAAATTTTAAATCATATGGAGGAAACCACATAACTCTACCTCCGTTTGGTCCCTTCTCGCATGTTGGAAGTTCATCATAAGTATAACCAGGTCTACTGGATGTTCTCCAAGCTAAATTTTCAATAGAGAACATGTATTTTTTAGCATAACCACCTGTTCCGTTATTTCCATCCGCAATAATATTTGTTGACCCAGGATTTTTGGTTGGAGAAATATTCAAATTGAAGGTGTTATCTAACACGGAATATGAAAACCTTCTCCCTGAATTAGTAATTCCGTCAGTCTTTTGTAAATCAGAGTAGGTATAATATGGTGTATCTTTTGCAAAAACTCTACAATACTCAACACCAGCTTGAGTTCCAGTTGTATTATCAACATAAGATAAAACTTTAGACCCTTTAGTCATTTCTTTATATCCATCATTGAATACTTTAGAAACTTGATTGATTGCGTTACCTACGTGTTTTAATCGGGCAATCCCTTCAACTAAGTCGGCAGATTCAATTAACCTTTGAGTTTGGTCTAATATTGAATTATCCTTAAAATCAACATTTGTTGATGAACCTCGAGTGTAATTACCACTAACTAAATTGAACTGTTCATCTAAACTTCCCGTGCCTCCTCCTGGTGTAGGTTTATAACCCGCATTTCCTTTATATTTTGGTGATGTCCAAACAAATTGACCGTCAATTCCTCCTCCATCGGATAAAGATTTGCCGGCTAATCCAAAATTAAGAACTTCTTGGTTTCCTTCATATAAAATTGCCAATTCAGATGGACCATAAACAGGTGTTTGAACTTGTTGTCCGTAAGGATTTATAGGTAACTGATTCGGTGGTGAGTTTATTTGTGAAGGTTCTGAAGTATTACTTCCAACATAATAACCACCTATCAAAGTTCCATTATTCGGATTAATTGCCGAGGCTAAAAGATTTGTTAATCCTTGAGCCAAGGTACCTAATAATCCTCTGTCATAAGCCGGTCTATATCTATTATAATCTATATTATTGAATAATGCAGACCTTTGTCCGTTTCCTGTATTTGCTAAAAATATCTGAGATGGATTTCTAGTTATATTTAAAATCGGTCCTAAAAACCCACCCGTTAAATTATTAACTACGTTTAGCGCTGTTGATGTTTGACTAGTCTGTAAATTACCATTAGTATTTTCATCAAAATAATCACCAGGTATCGGTGATACGGGCCAATAAGCTCCAGCCAATCTTGTTGCAAAATCAACTACCGCTAATATTGGATTTTCAGGTACAGTGATTCTCCAATTTCTATAAACTAAAGGTTGTTGTCCTGTTATTAACAAACTAGCTTCAAATGGGTCCTGAAGACTCGCCAAGTTTACCGCACCTACAGTATTTTGATAAATTTCAAGATTAATTCTCTCAACAAAAAGTTCCCTTAATGTTTGAGCTCCCAAACGAGCAATAAAAGAATCTTGTGACAATGGTCCGTCAGAACCAACTGGGTTAGATGAACTTAATATCTCATATGGACTATAAAATGACGGAACAAACGTTGGTGGGTCCCAATAAGGTGAAAAATATTTGTTTAAATTAGGTAAGTCGTCAACCTCGTATAAAAATTTAAATCCTCCGTCGGGTATGAAGCTGTTCTGATTTGCAGGCCCCGTAACTAATTCATTTAACCAATAATTACTCAACCCGATTAAGGGACTATTAATTAATGGATAATAAGGTTCTCCTGAAGGTTTTACAGGTACTAATGACCCGTTATAATTAATATTAAAATCAAATCCACCCGATGGTCCAAATTCATTAAGAGGATATAGTTTGTTAACAAACGGATTTTTTGCAATCAATTTGTCGGGTGAATCAATAACCGAAAAATCAGATTGATTATACTCATAAGTTATGTCGCCAGCCGGTGGAGTATAAACACCCGTAACCGAATACGGTTGTAAATTTCTTACAATAAGTGATTTACGAAAAGATTCACTAGATGCAAATGATAAAGTGCTCTCTGACATTATAACATTTTATATATAAATACAATAAAAGGTTTTTTTTTACTGCGCTGGTTTTAACTTGAGGTCAGGATGTTTCTCCTCAACAATTTTTACTATTTCTTGTTTGATTTGTTCAGTTCTTAATGCGTTTATGACTTCACTTTCTGACATACCTGCCGGAACATCTAATTTTATAGTAACATCGACAGTTGATGTAGAATTTATATTTTGTGTTTGCGTTCTATCTTGTTGATTTGTTGTGGTATCAGTTCTATTTCTGTTCATGGTATCGGCCGGCCTTATATCATATCCAGTTTTTTCTTTAATAACATCTGCTAAATTTTCATAAAGTGATGACATTACTTCCGCAACGCGATTATCAGATTCTTGTAACCCCTTAATTTGTTCTGCAAAATTAATCCCCAAACCTTCAAGTTGTTCTGCAAAAATGCCACCAGATTTTTCACCCATTTCAGCAACAACACCTCCCAAATCAACATCTTCTCCCTTAAACATTTTTTCAGCAACATCTCCAATAACCTCCCCATTAACATTTATTAATTCTCTAATACTTTTTGCCGACATAACATCCCTTTCAGTTATAATATCTGTCAATCCCTTGTATCCTTCTCTAGTCGCATTTCCTAATTCTTCAATGATATTTGATGTTGCCAGTGCTCTTGATGTTCTATTAGCGATTTTCGCCATACTAGCTTCCATACTTTTTTGCATATCCAATTGTTCGGATGCCAAATCTTCCATAGTTTTAGGTTTGGCGGCATCAAGAATTTTTTCAAGTTCTGCAGTACTATCAGTTCTAGATAATAAATCTTCTAAACTTTCTGCTTTACCATCAATTGTTACAACATATTCACCATCCTTCATTTCAGCAAGGTTTGCAATCATTTTTTGCTGGTCATCAGTCATAAACTCAGGAAATCTTATCTTAGATAACTTATTTTCTAATTCGGCACCACCTAAAGCCATTTTTGTTAACTCTCCATACGCAATTCCAGTGGCTTCTTGTAATTCTCTCATTCTAAGTTTTCCCTCAGGCGCAATCTCAAATTGTCCGGCCTCATTCATAGTTACAAATTGTTGAGTCATTTGTACTAATTGATTTTGAAGTTCTGTTGGGTCATTAATAGATAAATCCATTAATCTTAATGGGTCCAATAATTCAGACTGAGTAACCCCAAGTCTTTGGAGTGCTGCTGACATTTCAATCGCCTTTTCGGGCTTATATAAATCATTTGAAAAATTAAGAGTAGTTGCCATATCAATTCTTAAACTAGTTGCTTGGGCCGCCATTTTAGCCAATCCGTCAACACCTCCTTGAAAGTTATACTTATTCATAGATTCCATGTTATCAACGGCTTGTTTACTCACCGCCTCCACACTTAATCCCTGTTGTCTTGCGGTATCAACAATTTTTTGCATCCCATCAGCAACACCATATGCCGATACTCCTATATTTTTGAACTGAGTAAATAAAGTACCCGCTTCTTGGCCAGTTACTTTTATAGTTGCAAAAATACTTTCGTATGAATCGGAACTTAACAAAACCGCTCTATTTAAACTTTTAACTAGACTGGTTTGAATATCCGCGACATCAGAAAATTTACCACCCAAAGCTTCAACGGAAGAAGCTGCATCAACCAAAGATGTTTTGATTGACAAAATATTCTCTCTTCCTTGTCCAAATGATTTTGCAACTGCAACCGCCTGAGCATCAACTTCTTGTACAGTATTTAAAATTGATTTTAGTCCGGGTACAAAACTCTCTGTAAAAGTTTCAACACTTTTTTTTCCTAAAGTTGATATAAAATCATAAAAATCTTGTACGGTTTCTGCAGTAGTTGCCATCATCATAATCTAAATTTATTTTATAAATATTTTGAATTAGGTTTTAGGTGTGTTAATCTCGATAACCTTATCAATCAAATATTTTCTAAAATAAGTTGGCATAATCAAAAAATCTGAATATGACGTATGTAGATTTTTTGATAGAATTATATACTCGTTCGCTAAAGAAATTCTATAGTTAGAAGAAAGGGCGAAAAAATTCGACCCCAAAGACGATGTCAACATCTATCTTTTCTCCTGATGGGGTAGTTACTTTCTTGTTTAAATCTAATGATGGCACGTTGTCCTTTAAAAACTTTCTAATATATTTCGAATCACCGATAGGTAATTGGTCTACAAACAAACTAATTTTACCTAAATCATTTTGTCCTTCCAATTCCACGATTTGTTTTTGTAATTTCAAAGTTACTTTTGGAGCGACTCTACCTTTAGGATAATTCTCAACAATTTTGTCTATATCAAATAGTTCACCAAAAGCTAATGGTCTTATTTTTACATTTGCACCTGACACAGGTAATTTAGTAGTAAAAGTTCCATCCTCATTTGGTTGTACCAATCCTTTTTTTATACTAATTTCGTCAAGTATGATAGATTCTTCGAATTGTTTTCCAGTTCTGGGGTCGTCTAAGTTTACTATATATTCGGAACCAAAAGATGTATTCCTTAAAAATAAAAGAATTGCCTGAATGTCTTCTTCTAATAACTCGTCAGGTCTTAAATCATGTTCGTAAATTTTATTTCGTAATAGAGTCATAATTATATTTTCTCTATTACCAAGTCCTGACATTAAATAATTCTCATCACTAGCGGTTAGATACCCAACTTTGATAGACTTTTTTTTAGATTTATAAAATATACCTCCAGTTGGAAGTACTACCATGTCATGAGGTAGATTAAAATTTTCTGTAGCGGCGTTTAAAAGACTTGGGTCCATTTTATTCCTTATTTAGATTATCTTTCGGTTGATTTTCGGAATTTTTTTTATGTCGATTAAGAAACTCTTCTTCAGTTTCAAAAACTTTACCACAAGTATTACATGTAAATCCTGTATTGTTTTCCATAATAAACAAAAAATCCCATATTAATAATATGGGATTTATATAATATTGTAAAGTATAATCTTAATAAACCAAGATACAACGGTCCATTCTAAGTTGAGCGGTGATTGTTGAAACTTTATCGTCAGAATAACTCAATGCATTAAAGTTTACGTCCATCATCCAAGTTCCTTCCAATATCCATTTTTCAACCACGACTCCTGTTGGGTCTAACATTTCAATGTCAACATTTTTTTTATACCCTGCAGCATAACCCATACGACCTGTAACTGATTCGGCACATAAACGAACCCATTCCATTAGAGCTTGTGAAGCGGAAGGACCAATAGGGTCTCTAAAAGTTACATTAAGAGCTCCCCATGTAAAACGACCAGCAACATAAGTTGAGGTATTTAAGAATGGAATCTCAGTACTAACAATCGTAATATGTGGTCGAGCGGCAGATTCAACGAACCACTCGTTTATACCTAATGTAGAAGGAAAACGTAAAATAAATCGGTTATTCCTTTTGGGTTCATAAGGTATGGGCATTTTCATTAATAAATCAGCCATTGTATTTTTGTTTTAAATTTTTTATTCTTTTTATTTATAAATATCTAATAATAATTTTTTTCTATTTACTTTTGGGTTTTTTCAAATAACTTCTAGTTATAAATCACTAGTAAATAATTAATAAGGTTTTTTTACTCCTCCTGCAGTTGAAATCGTTTTAATTATATTATCTGGTTCATTTTCAAAATGACTTTTAACTTTTTCCAAATTCATTAGGTCATCATCAGAAAATCCAATTGTAGGTACAAAATTATTTGATATTCTATTCTTTAAATATGCCTTTTTCTCTATGTGTTTAGAGATTCTTTTAACATATCCCACAAATTCATTTAAAGCTTTAATTTTTCCTTCTTCGGGACTAACCGCACTTCCTTTACCATAAGTTACAGGGTAAAACCGACACATATTTAAGTATTCTTTTATCATTTCTTTTTTTGATGATTTACCAATACCTTCTATGTCTCTAAATTTTTCTAAATTTTTTAGAAGTTCATTAGAATCTATACCCATATGGTTTGAAATTATCATATTGTAAACTGACTCTTTCATAACTTCAGGTGTATGTCCTCTAGCGGTCACGATTGAAAAAATAGAACCGTTATTAATAGACTCTACAAAATCAGACCAAGCAGGACCTGGTTTTCCTAATAGAGAATCAATTATAAACTGTTTATCTCCTTCCACACTAAAATACCTAAATGGATTTTCAGCAAACCCTACAATGTTATGTCCATTATATTCAAAAGGTTCTTTACCAATTTTCATTCTATATTCCGCAAAATCTTCGGTAGACATTCCAACTTCATCATTCTTGTTATCTTTAAGAATTATTTTTGTTGGCATTATCAAAATATTGTCATCCCAATCAAATGCATAATACTTCATGTCCGGAGTTCCGGTTTCTGTAATTCCTTCGTTAACTGATTTTAATCTCATAATATTAAATAAATATAAAGACAGGCCGACTTTTGCCGACCTGTCTTATATTATTGATTAGATATTTTCAAACGACGCACCTGTTGGGGTTATGTAGAATGTTATATCTATAAATTCAAGAGACCTTGTAGGTTTAATGTAGATTTTACCTGTCATTTGGTTTCTATCTAAGTCAGCAACATCTGAAGAAACTGTTACACGGAAATCGTATAAACCTCTGTCTCTTCTAATAGCATCTAAGATTGGATTAACCGCGTCCAAGAAATCTTGTCTAACCTTTTGGTCATTTTGTTCAAATAACAATCTAACAGAAACTGCTGAAATCAACTTACGAGCTTGTAATAACAATCTTCTAACGTTAATTCTGTCAAGAGCCGACTGTCTAATTTGTAAAGTTTTATTACCCCAAATTACAGTTCCTACATCAGAGAAGGTTGCAATTGGGTTAATTCTACCTTGATAAAGAGTGTCTCTATCCTCTTGAGTTAGTTTCTTACGAGCTTTGATAGCGTTTACTATACCACGAGTGTAGCCAGCCGCCGCGAACCAAGGGAACGCGATGTTATCAGTTAACGCCAAGTTTTTAGTAACTTCAGCAGTCGCAGGAATGTAAATTTGAGTATTGTTAACCGTATCTCTCGTTAATACCCATGGGTAATAAGTACAAGTGTAGTTAGAATCTAATCCCGCGGTCTCTAAGTTATCAACCGCTTCTTGTGGGTAAATTAATTCAGTTGGTTCACCTGCAGTTGATGAGAACATGTTATAGTCAGGAGTAGTTGTAATATACAAAGAATCTGCTCTGTCAAACTCTATCATTTCTACAGCCGCTTCTACCAAATTAGAATGATTAACATAATCAATACCAGGCGTTACAAATACGTTAATATTAACCGCTTCAGGATTAGAGAATGATTTTTGACCTAATAAATAAGCGTAATAGTCACTATTACCATAATCCATTGTGTTATCACCAACTGAAATTTGTTTAAACGCTCCCCATCCAGTTGCGTTAGGGTATCTTGTGTCAGCACACGCTCCTCTCAAATAACCACTCTTTCCTAATACAAATCTGTCGGCGTTTGTTCTGTATTCTCTATAGATATCCCATCCGTCAAAACCACCTTGACATAACAATGAGAATTTACGAGCGTATATTCTGTAATATGGATTTGTTTCATTATCAGGGTCGCTAGTGAATGATGCAGAACCAACATAGAAGGTCGGTTCACCTGAAGTTGCAAATCCATTACCTATTGTAATAGCACTTGCGTTTACGTCCATATGAAAACCTCTAGTTCTATAAGCCCACTCATCACCCGTAGTATCTGTACAAATATTAAGAGGAGTTTGTTTTCCTTTATATTGATAAAAATCAACATCAATACCTATAGTGTCGGAAATACCCAAGTAAGTTCTACGGACATTATCACCACCAGAAGTAATCGCATCATTACCACCTGTTGCCAAACCAAATGGAGGGTCATAAATTACTTCACCAGGGAAATCGTATTTTGTTTTGTAGATTGGGAACGGTGGACGAGCTCCCGCATATTCTCTCATATTGTAACCTAAGAATCCACAAGGTAACGCGTCTATTGGAGCGTCCTCATTTATTTCTAACATAACATACTTAGAGTTTAATTGATATTCACCGTCTTTAGTACCAATTTTTTTAGCAATAAAACTATTATCATTTGGGTCCATTGAACAATTTGTAAATTTCTCAATTACAATTGGATTTGCGTCTGAATCATAGAAATCTCTAACTAAAACATCGAATGTTCCATTACCAAATGACATGTTAGCTATAGAAATTTTAACTTCGGTATTTGCGTCATTACCATCGGCAATTGTTGTAAACTTAAATAAGTTATAAACTTTATTACCTCTAAGTTCAGAAACAACCCATGGAGATGTTGGTGATTGATATTGTTCTAAATACCATCCGATTGAAGTTGGGTCGAACCCTTGTCTTGCATCAGGTAGAGAAATTAATTCACAATCTAAACCTCTAATATAACCTTTTCTATAACCATAGTTCAAAAGAAGTTGATATTTTTCTTCAACAAAAAGAGGGACAACAGTTCTAGGTTTTGAAAAATTAGTTGTTCCAAAAACTTTAGTTATATATTCTGTATCTGAATTTGTTAATGAAGTTTCAAAGAAATATACATCTCCATCTTTACTTGTTACATTAACTCCAAATGTTAAATATGGGTTTTTGGTAACACCTGAATACGCACCTGTACAATTTAAAGTAACACCACTTAAATCTGGAACCTCATATACCGCACCATTATCTGAAGAATATGTTGCCAATCCTCTTGAACGAAGTGTTGCTATAACTAAATCATCATAATTTGTAAAAGCAGTTCCTGAGTAAACGTATATTCTACCTACAACGGAACCTGTGTAACATTGTAATATTTCACCAACATTTTCTGAACCAGTATTACCTGAAGTCAATGGGTCACAAGGATTTTGAACAGTTACTGAAACTGTCCAGTTTGTTGTAGTTCCTGTATCTTCAGATACTAAAACATAAGTTATAGGACCAAATGAAAAATCATTTTCAGTATTTGCAGTTTCTTGAGGTAAACCATTAACCGTTACATTTGCGGTACAAGCGCTGAAATCACTTATAATTGTCGAAAGATTAACTCCTGAAAACGCGGAATATGGTAATACCACATTAATAGTATTTGTATTATAATTTATAACACCATTAACTCCATAAACACTATAATTGTAAAAAGTTGCACAATTAGAAGAAGATGTAGAATTTGTAATTGATAAATAAGAATAAAATGAAGAACCGGTATATACCGAGTTTCCATTATTATCAAACATAGCATAATACCAAGGGTCATTATTAGCATCTGTAAAGTTGGCGGTTTCGTAAATATAATCGTCAACTTCAAAAACATTTGTAAATGACGTGTAACCGTAACTTTCAAAATCTGTTATTATAGATTGTGGAACGGCACCATAAACATTCATTTGATAATATTGTAAATCATTATCATCTATAACATTATTAATTTGATTCAATAAATCAGTTCTGAGTGATGAAACACCACCATCAAATTGTTCGTAAGGTAAGTCTAATCTTTCTAAAAGAATATCAGGTGACCCTGTAGTATCTGTAAATGATATAGATGAAATACCATTGTTACATCCTGTAAAAATAATATTATAATCATATTGTTCATACTGAATACATTCAATCGCACAACCCGTTGATAAATCAGGGCCATCGAATGCTATACAATTAAAACCAACAGTTGAAGGGTCAACGTTTGCCTTAACTCTTATAGACCATGATGGACCAGCATCATAACCTGATAGACCTAAAATTCTAGTTACAAACAATTGATTAGATTGTTGTAAATAAGCCTTAGCAATATACGCGGCCTCATATTTTGGGATTTGTGTGTTTATAAATTTTTCAGGTGAAGTTCCACCAAAATAGGTGGTGAATTCATCAAAGTTGGTAATAAAGATTGGCTCAAAAGCCGGACCCTTTAAAGTTTCACCAACAATACCTAGAGTTGTAACACCAACACTTTGTGATACAAAACTCAAATCGACCTCAGAGGTATAAACCCCGGGAGATACGAATACTTTACTGTTAGAAGCCATTATTAATTTTTTTGTTAGTTAATTTATTTTTATAGATAAATATTTGAGAAAAAACCAAAATTCTTGACTTTGTATCAAGTATTTATAAATTGGGCAGACTATTTTCTGCCTTTTTTATCTTATGTTGCAGAACGGTCGAGAAATAAAGAATTTAAAGATTTCAAAAGATGCTCACAAACTATTAAAAGATTATTGTGACAAGAAAGGAGTTAAAATTTATAGGTTTTTAGAAAAACTTATAATTGAAACCTGTAAAGAAAAAAAGGATATTTACGGTGAAGACTAAACTAAAAGATTGTTAAACACCATAGATGTTTGACCATAGTAATCAGGTTTAACAACCGTAACTTTTAAAGTATCCCCACTATTAATTTGAATCTGTAGAATGTCATCTCCAAAATAGTTATCATTAATGTATACAGAATATGATGATATATTAACGGGATTACTAATATTAACGTTAACCGAGTAATCAAATTTTTTGGTATAACTGTCAACATCCACAGGAAAATCAATATTCATAGTTGTACTTGATGGATTTGAATTTCTTTTCTTTTGCCTTCTAACATCTTTTCTTTCAGTTTCAGTTAATTGTAAAACTCTTGAAATTGCGGGTGACACCTCAAATTCATTCTCATCAATTAAAAAACCTAACATTGTAAATGAGTAACTTTGTATATAAAACTTTCTTTTCTCGAGTTCCATAACTGATTCATCAGAAATTTCACCCATAACAATCGGTATGTAATGACCTTTAATAACCTGATAAGCCTGTCTTGATGCAAATTTCTCAATTACGTTTTTGTTAAACGTATTGAGTTCTCTCATTCTATTACAAATAATTTTTACAGAATAAGTTATATCTACAGGAACAGGTTGAGGTATTTTATACACATCAAAACCTTGTCTATTTCCATCCCATGTAGGGACTTGAGCATAAAAATATTGTTTTCTATTTGGTATATTGTACATTACCGCAGGATTCGTTCCAAATTTAACTTCAGGTACCCTGACTACTGTAATGAATGGAGGCTCCGCGTTTTTATCTAAATTTTGGAAATTCCAAGTTTCTGTAAATTGAGCCCAATTTTGAGTGGTTATAAGAATGTCAACCATTGGGACCACTTTACCATCAACAATTGTTTTTAACTCATCTTTAACAAAATCTAAAAATCCTTTATCCAAATCCGCATGTAATAATGACTTCGGTAAAAATGTCCCGTCTTGTTGAATTTTTTCAGCAAGTTCATATCTCCTACTTAATAAAGTCTTAGGTTGAGTTAAAGGAATATGTTTTTTAATTTTTTTAGGTAATGGCATTATTCTTCATTATTATGTCCACATGTATGACAGATATAAGGGTCGTTTCCTCCTTCTGATAATTTCCACGACCACCCACACACATCACAAACTACTTTTTCTAAATCAACCATTTCGGTTAACTTAATTAATTGTTCTTCTGTTATTTTAATTTTCATAATCCTCTAAATTCGTTATCCGTCACAGGTGATGCGGTTATTGTTCTATAAAAAGGTAAATATCCAGCGTATGTGTGTTTGTTATCTGAAACAACACGACCATCATTATTAACCGTATAGTATCTAACTCGTGATTCAGTTTCATAATATCCAATGTAATCACCAAAGTTTATATCAATCCCAAGTTCCTCCAAATGTTTTTGATATACTGAAATTTTAATATTACCAGGTTCCGTTTGTTCTATTTTAGAAGTTCCCAAATTTTTATTCTCAGGAGCCATTATTTGAACAAATGCCTTAAATTCAACTGGTGGATTAAACTTTATACCGTCAGTTAGAGTTTCTCCATAAACATCATCGGTTTTAGTCTTATATCTATCAACACTATACAAAACCAATGTGAAATTCATGTCACCATGTAACCATTCCTCACCCATTGATATATCAAGGTCATAATCCTCCGCTCCGAAAAATTTACCTATTCTTGAAATCGGTACTCTTGGTTGTCCCATATTGATAAATATCTAAATTTTACTATTTTTATAATATCAAATATTGTTTTGGAGACAGGACAGGTAGAAAATATGATTGAAAGTAGAGCTCTGAATATTTTAGAGTCATATTCGGGTGCTAATAATTATATTTTAAGATTAAAAACTCAAAAAGAGTCAAACAAAAAGTTTTACCCCACAAGAGCTCAATCAGAATATATTACAACTTATCACGATGTTGTTCCAAAAGTCGCGAAAAAATGGGTTGATTTAGACCCATATTTTGCAAAGAAAATTGCCGACGAAAAACTTTATTCTGAAATACCTACCGAATTGTGGATTGAAAAACTATTAGTGGAAAAAGAAAAATCATACCACGTTTGGGGTAAAGTTTTTTCAGGTGAGACTATTCACGATTTTTGGTTACCCAAAGGAGCCATAATTAAGACACATGTTATTAAAGATGTTAAAGTTGACTATGAAAAGTACAAACATAGACCAGCTTTAGAACATCAGAAAATTGCTATTGAAAAATTGGTCGGTAGTACTAGGTTTATCTTGGCTGACGACATGGGATTGGGTAAGACAACGGCAACAATTATAGCGGCTTTAGAAACGGGTATTCAGAAAGTTTTAATTATTTGTCCGGCTTCACTCAAAATAAACTGGATGAGAGAGATTCAAAACTACACCGATAGGAGTGTTTATATTGCAGAGGGAAAAAACTTCTCTTTGGAACATGATTTTGTGATTGTTAACTATGATATTATAAAGAATTTTTATGATTTGAAGGACAAACAAAATTCACCAATAACTCAAGGAAATTTTGATTTAATTATAATAGATGAGGCTCACTATGTTCAAAATGTTCAAGCTCAAAGAACCAAATTGATTAATAGTTTTGCCAAAAATGTAAAAAGACTGTGGTTGTTAACGGGAACCCCAATGACATCTCGTCCAATGAATTATTTCAACCTATTAAGTTTAATTGAAAGTCCCGTTGCACAAAATTGGATGGCCTACGCCATAAGATATTGTCAAGGATACCAATTTAAGGCTGGAAATAGAAAAGTTTGGAATGTTACAGGGGCTTCAAATTTAGAAGAGTTAAGAGATAGGACTTCTCGACAGGTTCTAAGGAGATTAAAAACTGAAGTTTTAGATTTACCTGATAAAATTATTTCACCTGTATATCTCAGATTAAAGTCAAAAGTTTATGAGGAATTGATGGGGGATTATTACAATTGGTATGAAAATAGAAAAGATGAATCGTCATCATTGACCGTTCAATTTAACAAGTTAATGAAAGTAAGACAAACAATTGCGGATGAAAAAGTCTCGGATACCATTGAATTAATTCAAAATATTATTGACCAAGATAAAAAAGTTATTGTTTTTACTAATTTCACCGATACTTTAAATAAAATCGCCGACCATTTTGGTAAACAGGCGGTTCGTTTAGATGGGTCAACAAGTAAACCAATGAGACAACATGCAGTTGACCAATTTCAAGAGAACGATAAGATTAAAGTATTCGTGGGCAATTTGTTGGCGGCCGGAGTTGGTTTAACCTTAACCGCAGCCGAGGCGGTTATATTCAACGACCTATCTTTTGTTCCCGCTCATCACCAACAAGCTGAGGATAGAGCATATAGATACGGTCAAAAAAATTCAGTGTCAGTCTATTATCCAATTTTTGACAACACAATAGAAGGTGTTATTTATGATATGCTATCCAAAAAGAAAAATATAATCGATACTGTAATGGGAGATAACTTGGATAAGGCGGATTTCATAGAAGAATTGATGAATAGAATCAACACCCGTTTATAACTACAAAACAAGATATTTATATGTATAAAATATCTTAATGAAAAAGTTAGAGTCAAAGGCGGAGTTAATTAAAGAGGAAATTATTTCACAAGACAAAAAAGGTTATCAAGATTTTTTGATAACCGAAATGAAACGAATTGGTATTGAAAAATTACCATATTCGTATTCGTCTTTAAAAAATTTTATTGATTCTAAAACTATGGATGTTCACTATAATAAACACTACAAAACATACGTTAAGAAATTAAACGACGCTTTGTCAAAAAAAGATTATGGTGATGTTGAACTCGAAGAAATTGTAAAATCAATCAGTAAGTATAACACAACCGTTAGAAACAATGCTGGTGGTGCCTTTAACCACGCAATGTTTTGGAAAATGTTGTCTCCTAAAAAACAAAAAGTTGAGGGAGAAGTTATTGAAAAAATTAAAAAGGATTTCGGTAGTATAAACGAATTCAAAAAAGAATTCGAGGAAACCGCAAAAGATAGATTTGGTTCAGGATGGGTTTGGTTGGTGTTAACAAAGAACAACAAACTTAAAATTATGTCAACCGCAAATCAGGACAACCCACTTATGAATGATATTAAAGGTGGTTATCCTTTATTGGGTTTAGATGTTTGGGAACACGCCTACTATTTGAAATACCAAAACAAAAGAGATGAATATATTAAAAACTTTTGGGATGTTGTGAACTGGGAATTTGTAAATGAACTTTACAAGTTAAGAACCAAAAAAGAAACCAACGAATCTGTAAAAACAACAAAGAATCAAATTTTGGAGAGTTTTAAAGGTCAGGTATTCCTTAACCAAAATAAATCTATTTAAAGAAATATTTATATAATAAACAAATCGATGGCCATAATTGAAGAACCATATAGAGGTGAACTTTATAAAAGATTGAGACACTTATTGGGAGCTCCTCTTAGAAGTGTTGAACTTGAGGATGAACAACTAGATTCTTTGTTAGAATTATCTATCGATGATTATTCCCAATATGTACAAGATTGGTTGATTGAATCTCAGTGGACTTCATTGTACGGACTTAATTTAGATACACAATCCTTATCTAAAGCCTTTATCACAAAAAGTTTAGACTTTGAGGAAAGATATACTTACGCATATTCTAAAATAGTTGGATTGCAAGCCGGAGGAGATTCAGTACTTAAAAAAGACTACATTCAACTTCACCCAAACCAACAAATTTATGAAATACCTGCGGGTAGGGAACTTAATGAACTATTATGGTTTACTCCGTCGGAATTGAATAACCTATTATTCGACCCATGGTCATTTGGCGCGTTAGGTGGTGCTGGATTAGGAGGTCCGGCCGGTTATTCTCAGATGGGATATTCGGGTTCGTATTTTATGATGCCGGCATTCGACATGTTACTTAGAATGCAAGAGATAAACATCCAAAGAAGAATCATTGCCGGTGATTTAACATACAGAGTTACCGCACTTCCTGAAGGGAAAAAGGCAATTCACCTTATGAATACTCCTGGCGGCAAATTTGACTTTGGTAATGCAACATTAATGAGAGGAAAAGTTTGGTATTGGTATTATGAAGTTGAGGGAAAAGATAGAGATAAGTGTTTAAAAGATAATCCTGACATTATTAAACTTCCATCAGATGTTCCATTTGAAAAAATTAATTGGGTGGACTTAAATAACCCATCTCAGGTATGGGTTCGTAGATGGTTTTTTGCTTACGCTAAAGAAACTTTATCTAGAGTAAGAGGTAAATTTAGTGGTAATATCAAAACACCCGATTCAGAATTAACAATGGATTATGCTTCATTGGCCACTGAAGCCAAAGATGAAAAATCAAAATTAATTGAAGAATTAATTGGTGCTGAAGGTCGTTTGACAAGATTGAAGCCTGAGAAAGTAATGGAAAGAGAAGCATTAATTGCCGAAAATCTTAACAAACAGAAGAAATTTACAGCAATGCCAAGACAAATATACGTTATTTAATATGGATAATAAATTTTTACGAAAGCAAGTGGGCCAAAAAGTTTATACAATTAAAAAAATTGTAGAAGAACCTGTTTATTGGACAAATGATGAAGATTTTATATTGGTTAAAAATACGGTAGATAAAATTGTTTTAGATAATAAAAAAACTAATGAAATAACTATTAAGGCGTTATCTCAAGTAGTTATTTCGTGTACCGAAAATAAAATAGATGAAGAATATGATGAGATTTTATTAGAAAAAGGGTCATGTGTTCATTTATTAAAGTTAAATAATATATGGTATATCCTTTCATCGGACGGGTTAAAACTTAATTAATTAGTTAAAGTTTCACTTTTTATTTGTAAATCTACATATTTTTCCCACCCTTCTTCAGCTAACTCATAAATATAAAAAGGGTTAATCCCTCTTTTACCCCAATACTTCATTTCTTGTTCCGTAATCGTTAACAAATCTTCAATACTGTCTTGGTCGCCATCCTCAAATGGAATACCATTAATTAACTTACATTGTTCTTTTGTGAAAAGTCCTCTATCTTCAGGATTATCAACTAATAAATTGTTTCTAACCTCCTCTCCAAACACAATCAACAAAGGCTCAATTCTTTTGTTGAAAGTTGCGATAGCTCTCGCGATATTATATTCACCTAATAAATCGGGATTAGACTCAACTTCAGACGGTTCTAATCTATAACAATTTAATTGTATGAATGAATTCATTGTGTTGTCTAAAACTTTGTTGTAAGTTTTAAAAAACGTATCAATATGTTCCTGCTTCCACCCGTTTTTTGGTTTATTAACTTTTTGTACATCTCCATGCGAAGCCTTTATTCCATTATTAACATAAAAAATCACATCTCCTAAATTTACGGCAATTTTATCTCTAATTACAAGTTCTAAATGAGCCATTCTTGAGTTTTCATTACCCGCCTTTGTTTTTTCTTTAGACCGTTTGATGTAATCCTCAATAGATAGTTTAATTTTAGCTCTTTGCGCAATTTTCATTAGGGGGATTTGTCTCTCATATATTTTTTGTAGGTATTCATAATACCACTCAACAAACTCTTGTCCCTTACCCTCAAGCAAAAGTTTTATACCTTTATCCAAAAAGTCCTCAATATAAATCGGGAGTTTCTTACTCTTAATTGAATTACCTGTTAGTTTAATTTTACCATTATGTTCCATTGTAGCATAATTCTTACGAGCGATATTCATACAGGATTTCCAAGTACCGTCACAATCAAGACCCATCGCACCTTTCATAAATATATCGTTAAATTCGGCAACATCGGCATCATAACCTGTATACTCTTTTCCTTCTTTTACTAACCAGTTGTTTCCTTTACCTATATATTTTCTATCATCAACACCTCCTTCAGGTAACGAAAAGTTCATACCGTCTGTATCACAAACCAAAGGGGTATAACCTTTTTTCATAAAAAAATAAAGCATTTGACGAAGATATTGACGACCGGTAGATGTAATTTGCTCCCCCATATACATATCTCCCCAGTGAAATACCTGAGGTGCGGATAACGCTCCGAATAATGAATTAATAAAAATTTTAATCGGTAATTGTTTCCTATCAAATGATAATGACATTTTTTTATCAATACTAGAATATTCCTTAGCCAAATTTTTGTATTTTATACGAGTATCTCTAAAATAAGTTAACATTCCTTTCATTGCTCCTGTAATGTCACAAGTTGGAAATACATCGTGTAAAAGTTGAATTGAAGGGTAAAGAGAGGAGTAATCTAGTTTTAAAACGTCCGTGGAATAACCCACTTTTAATAATCTTGATAACCCCCCAACAAAGTCTGTCTTATTTTCTTTTTTTGGTATTGCTAATTTGTGTTTATAAGACCAAGCCAACATCAACATTTTCCAAATTGTTGCGGTACCTAAAGTAGAAACTCTTTCATATGTTGTCGGAACCATAGACGCCAAAAGGAATGTCCCCTGATTAAATTCTTCATCAACCTTTAATGTTTCTTCTAAGTCATCATCAAGATATCTCTCCACAATATCATCACCTGTTGTTTTAATATATGTGTTAGGAAACCTTATGTCTAAGTCATCAAACTCAGGATTATTAGCTTTCTTATATTTTCCGTTTTTAATGTTTAACCAATATTCTTCCTTTTTGGCATACATGGAACCAATCTCGGTATGGTCAATATAAACTCGGTCCTTAGATTCTGCGTTTATATATTGGGTAATATACTTCAAACCCGCTGACTTAATACTTGAATTAATCGCTTGTGCTCTACGGACTGAATGGATAATATCAATCACATTATAACCCCACATTCCAACCTGATTATACCTCTCAACTTCGTTGGCAAGTTTAAGTAAGTTCTCACTTTCTTTAATTGTATGTTTTGGGTTAAGTGTTTTACAAATTCTTTTAATGTCGAGGTTCAGAGCTTTACAACGTTCGAATATCCAATACCAGTCGAAGTTTGCGGAGTTATAACCTCCGATAATACTTGGTTTTAACTCATCTATTATGTTGAAGAATTCTACGAGTCCTCGTCTCTCCTCGTCCTCATTAGAACACTCAATTACTTTTTGGTATCCTTTGTTTGTCTTGATACCTATCATGAAGATACGACCGTCTTTTGGTTCGAGTGCGGTCGTCTCTAAGTCGAATACAAACCTCGTGATGTCATTGTATTCATCATACCCTTTAAATAGTCGTTTTTCCCTTGAAATAAGATACTGCTCTGTAGGAGGTAAAACCATAATTAGGTCTTTTGTCCTTTCACCCCAAGGGTCTGCACCGCCATCACGGAAGAATTGAATTAAAGAACGGTAACCCTTTAAGGATTTAACCATATACTTTAAACCTTCTTCCATTCGGTCATTGTCACCAGTCTCAAGTTTATCAATCATAATTCCATATTTGGACATCGCTTCTTTCTGTAAAGCCTTTGATGATTGATAAAAATTTAAACCTCGTAGGTCACCGACCCACGCAAATGCTACAAATGTGTCTTTTTTGATTTCTTTACCTTTACCAGGTATTTCTTTGATTTTGAATATAGAATCTGAAACATAGTCAAACTCTATGGCAACGATGTGCTCTTCAGGGTCGTTTCCTTCTAGAAACGATTTAATTTCTTCTTGACTTATCATAATTGATTGGTTTATTGGCTGCCGCGAAATTACGACATTTACCTTTGTATCAATTATAAATATTAAACTTCACTAAATCAATTAAGTTCTTATTTCTGTGGATAAACAAATTTCACCTTGTTCCATGATAAGTCTATTCATATCTGTGAAACTTATATAAGCGTGACCTGATTGACCCCATCCCTTACCCCAACTATTTTTAATTCTGAACATTTGTGAGTTTAAAGCAACTCCATTCACAACATAAGCATGACCTCCGGCTAACGGACCTGTTGCTCTAATTAAACCTGATTGATTAGGAAAAAACATGCCATAATACCAATTAGTACCGACAACTACTGGACCTAAATTCATTACAGAATTGATTAATGTTGTTAAATCAAACCCCCAGTAGTATTTTGAAATTAGTCGTCTTCCTTGGAGGTATTTTGCTCCTCCTCTTACCGATGTGCCATCGTAATTTTCTCCGGGCCAAATGTCTAACTTTTGAGCATTCTCATATATAATATTTGGGGGTAATTTAGGCTTTGGGCCTCTGTGATACACGGGTCCATCGTTCAACCAATGAGCCCAAGCGTACCCAACACACTGAGGAGTATTACCTTGGTCTCCCCACCATACAGTATCGTCCCAATAACGACTTGTTATTCTCGTTTTTGAAACTTTTTTTAAAAGATGGTCAGTTATTAAGAATCTTTTATCTCTTTCGTCAGGTATATATTGTCGTCCTAACTTGAATATGGGTGCTTCGTTTTCTATTTCCATTACTTTAAAAATAATTCGATTAATCTTGTCTCAACATCTGAGTCAGTCCATTGACCTATTTGTTCATAAAGGTTAGATTCCCAAAGTGTAATTACACCTAATTCTTTAGTATTTGCAATTATTTTTTTCTGTGTTGGGATATCTTGTACCGATATTATCTCAATTGTGTTACTCTTGATTTGTATTGCAGGTACATTTTTTATTACAACTTCAGTTGGTAATTTTACAACCATAGTGGTTGTATTAATTTGATTTTTATTTCTATTTGGTCTCATTTTTTATTTTTTTTTTAAGGTGTATCATAAGTATCTTGACAAGTATATCCTGTTCCTATAGAATTAACCGCATATCCTCTAAAATATATGGTAGAACCGGACGTTAAACCTGTTAAACTACTTGTGTAAGAACCGGTACCTGTTCCTGCGTCAACAACTAAATTATCTGCAACTGTAGGATATGGAGATAATCCCCAAACAGACCCTCTCTCAGTCACTGAATTACCTCCATCTAAAGTAACGTTAACGTAAACATCTAAATTATAGGAACTTATCGCAGTCCATCCTGTAATATTTAAGGTAGGTAATATCGAATCATTTATGTTACCTATAATTAAAGTATCGGTTCCATCGTAATAACTGATTCTAGTTATACCTGAAGAATTAGTAAACACGTTTTTTGAAAAACTATCGAAAATAACTGTAGAATTTTCAGAAATATCATCAACTACAGAGTCCACAAAGTTAACATTTGTAATTGTTTTAGAATCTATAATACAAGAAGACGTTAAATCAACATACGTGTTTTTCAAATAATTGTATTCAAAGGTACTTGATGAGAATAGTCCATTAATCAATGAGCTTTCTAAATCAAAGTTATTATACTGTAATGCGGTGTTTGAATTAAATGAGGTTGCACTCAATACACTATTATTAGTAAATGAATTAAAAATTATTGAACTGGTTGTAAGTATGGAATTATTATTTACAAACGAGTTAAATTCAAGTTTGTTATTTGAAATAATACCATCTGATAAAACATTTGAAGAAATAGATGAGGATTGTGATAATTTATTTAACGAAACGGTAGAATTAACCAATTGATTATTATTAATTTCACAGTTCATACTTAATGTATTACCCGATATTAAACAATCAAAAAATTCATTTAAATTAATATTTGAATTATTTAATATTTTGTTATCGGATAGTATTGAGGTATAAAAAGTATTACCTGATATGTTAGAATTAACTAATTCCGAAGAAATTAAATAGGATGGTATGGTTAAATAACTAAAGAAATTATTGTTTGTTAAATTACTATTATTTAAATTATACTCTGTAACAGATGAACTTTCAGTAAACAAGTTGTTAGAAATTTCAGATGAATTTGTTAAAAAATTGTCACTAAAGAAAGAATCGTTATTCGGTGAAAATAAGTTATTACTAAAAATACTATAGTTTTTTAATTCGTTGTTCCATAAATGTCCTCCCATGAAATTTAGACACTCAAAATAACTGAACTCAATCGTGTTGTTCATAACCCCTAATTGAGAAGAAGTTTGATTTAAGGGTAAAATACCTGTTATATTTTCGTAATAATTATTTAAATTTAACATTGCGTTTTGTGGAGTTTGCCCATTAACTAAATTTAAAAACTCATTAACAATAGAATCGATTTGTGTGTCACTTATTTTCTCATCAGGGTATAATGATAAAGTTAGGTAGTATATTGTATTAACCCCTCCACTTAAAAGTCCTGTAATTTCATCAAAATCACTATCACAACCACCAGTAGTATAGTCATGGGTTACACCTGAGGCCTCTCCATTCACAATCATTATATGATTAATTGAAGGTTTAGGTGTTGAGTAATTGTAATATCTTTTTACAAATGCGGTAAAAATATCTCCGTCATTAGTATAAGTCGAAGTATACGAATCTAAGTCACTTGAACAGTCCGCCCCAACCCCACCATCAATATAAAAAGTATCAATTGAGGTTCCAACTGCCTCCATAACAAATAAACCAGGGTATAAACTTGTAAAGTATAAAGAACCTGAACCAAAATATAAATCTCCACTATTAACAGTACCGTTAATTGAAAAATAGGGTAGTGGGGATTCTTCAAAAGGATTAACTGGAGGTTCGGTCATTTGAGTGTGAGTGTAAGGAATTTGACCCAATTCCGAATTAAGTGTATTACCATTATCGTATACGTAATCTCCACCGTTTTGTATATCATCGGATGATAGAGAAACGTCGTTAAAATAGTACAAACTAGGTCCTATTCCCCAATTATCTTGTCCATTACCCCACTGAAAATCTTTTATAGGGTTACCATATAAGTTTTCAAAATAAGATATTGATTCGTATGTACAATTAACTTCATTACCAAATCTATCTTTTCTATAAATGATTTTATCATGTACATAATCATATTCAATTGAATCTACCACTACGTTATAGTCCGTATTATTATATGTAACTGCGGACCATATAGAACTTAAATTATATTTATCCAATGAATTACCAACATAAGATGTGGTATAGTCCATTGTAATAGAATATCCCGATGTAACACCAGTTGAGGTTGTAAAACTCCATTCACCTGTATCATAATTTATATTTCCTCCTCCTCCTCCGACTAAAATACCAAGACCATTATCATAAAACAAATCGTTTTCACTATATATTGTTATTGACGATGGTACTATTGGGGTATTTGTTGTATATCCACTATATGTAGTTCCACTATCACCTAAGGCAATTTCCTCACCTAGTATTGAACTACTAGTAAGTTCCCAAACCTTACCTCCCCAAATAACTTTATCACCTACATTATATTCTTGAAAATAACTATTTGTAACTTCCGCAATTGTTCCACTTGTATTACCTGTAATAAAAGTGTCCCCTGACCAAGTGCCGTTTACCCATTCAAATAATTCACCACCTAAAAAAGTAGCAATCGCTCCAGAATCCGAAGTTACTGTCTCACCTATAGTGAATGTGGTACCGGTATAGTTTAATATTGATAATTCAATATATCTATTCCATATACCTTTATCATTAATAGATTGGTCATATTTTGGATTGTAAAAAATTCCATAACCTTCATTGGATGTTGAATTAGAGGTGATTCCCTGAACTAAAACACTTGTCCCACCATATAAATCATTGTCAACTTCAAAAATTAAATAAGATTTGCTAGGTAAAACCTCATTGTTTACTACTAAATTATTAAACTCATTTAATGTTACTTCTACTAAATCGGAAGTTGTTAGAGCCGATATATATCCCTGATAAGTTGTTGAATTCTGAACAAATGGAAAAATACTTGAGCTCGTAGGAGTTCCTATGGGTAGTTGAGAAATTTTTACGTTAGCCATTTTAATTTTATTTATAAATATCTTTTATTTTTTTTAATTTTTAAATTACAATAACTCCTTTTAAATTTTCATTAGCTACGTCAGTTAATGTGTAAATTAAGGTTAAAGGGGGTGTTGGTGGAGTTGAGCTAGGGGTTGGGGTGTTGGTTGGTGTTAATGTGGGGGTAACAGTCTCTGAAGGAGTTATTGAAGGGGTTTGAGTAGGTGTTTGAGTTTGAGTAGGTGTTTGAGTTTGTGTAGGTGTTTGAGTTTGTGTAGGTGTTTGAGTTCTTGTAGGTGTTTGAGTTTGTGTAGATGTTTGAGTTTGTGTAGGTGTTAAAGTAGGTTGTACCGGTATTTGTGTTGGTGAAATTGGAGTATTTCCTGATATTGGTGGTATAAATTCGTAAGATGTTGTAATAACATAAACATAATCTTCAGTAACGTACGTGTTGTACGGGTATCCTCCGTTAATTTGGAAATTAGCACCTCCATCAAATATATTATATGGGAAAGTATTATTTGTAAAATTAATTTGAGTACTTGATGTACCAGCCGATAAAGTTAATTCTTCTTCTATAATTAATGTTGTCTCGTCTTCTACAGTTCCCAAATAATTAAAGAAATCAACGGTTAAGTCTTCACTCATTGTAACATTTGAGTTCAATGTATATGAAAACGCAACTCCTCCAACTATTTCGTAATAATATGCCGATAAACTTATAAAAATACAAGTTTGTTCGGTAGTTATACCAAAACTATTTTCACTTATAATGATATCACCAGATTCCGACATTAAATTATTAGAACAAACAGGGGGTGGCGGTGATGTTGGAGTTGGTGTAGGTGTTGGGTAAATAAAATTAATTTGTTCATCAATTAAAAATTTACTATTAAACTCTATTGGATTAATTAATACGTTTGTAAAGTATGAAACTTCAGTTAATGTGTCAAAATTTACATCTATTGTTATATCATTAAATGAAGATGTTTTACCTTTGTCTAACTCAAGTCCAGAATTAATAGTTATGTTTCCATTAGTTGTACCTATTACATGGGTAAATGTTAATGTTATATCAGAATAAAAAGAATTTTCTAATACAAAATAGTATCTTACATACACTGAACCTGGTTGTATTAATCCAAACAAACTACCTTTTATTAAAAATCCTGAAGTTAGTGTTGGCGTCATCGTAGGTGTTGGGGTTGCGGTTGGAGTTCTTTGTAGTCCTGAATCACATATTGTTAAAGTGGCCGATTGCAATGAACCACTGTCCTCAGATGCAAAATCTTGTATGTATAAATTCCAAAAACCATTAGCATACAATCCCGCATTATCCGTTAGAAAAACAGTTAAGTCTTGGGATGACTGACCGGCGCTTAATTGATACGGACTTGGGGGGCTAAACAAGATATTATCATATGCATTTGGGTCATTTATATAAGAACCAATTGAATATCCGTCCCAAACATCATTCGATAATGTAGTTAGTGATATGGTTCCATCAACAACACCAATTGAACCTTTTCGACCCGTTATCACCGAATATCTACCATCAGGTGCCACTAGTAACATTCCAACATCCCCAACATAAGTATGAAAATATGAATTAAGTGTTAATGTTACACTATCAATGGGATTAGAAATCCCATCAACAAGGAACGTTATTGGATAGTATGACGCCGTATTGTCGTCAATTATTAGAATGTCCGATTCTTGTGAATTAAAAGTCTTACAATAATTTGGTGTGACACTCGGGGTTATTGTCTGAGTTACTGTTGGTGTGGGAGGGATAGTACAAGGGGGACAAACAGGTTCTATCGGGGATTCAATACAACATGGAAATTCTGAAACATAACAACTTTGGTATTCCAAGTCATTAGCAATAAATGATTCTTGTATATTAATAAATAATTTTTCTCTTATAGGTAAAATTAAAACTCCTTCGGAGTTTCTTAACATAAATTGACCCTCAAAACGACCGATTAAATTTGTATCAGTTGATGTAAATTGATAATAAAGGTAATATTCGGTTTCAGCGTTGGGGTCATCGAATGTCTTTTCAACAAATCCGGCAGGACGAGACATAATTTTTGGAATTCCTGTATCTAAGTCGGTCATCGAGAAAAAAATCGATGAAACTTCGATAAGTTTCATAAAACTATTGTAGTCACTTCTGCCGTCTTTAACTACTTGTAACTTTAATAGTGGGAGAGTAGCGTTCTGTTTGATTAGGAATTCCATTAACCTTTTTTACTTAATAAATATTTCTTATTGTAAAATAGATTAATTAACTTTCTTTTCTTAATTCTCTATCATAATGTTCGAACCTATTATGTTCTGTTGGTGTTAAAAGAAGTAATCCAGGTTTTAATTTACCTTTTTTGGTTTCCTGAAACATAAAGCTCATCCATGTTTGTTCATAGGGATGTCCCCATGTGGTATCTAAAAACATCTTTTTATTACCATCTTTAGATACTATATGAGGCCAGTTACAATAGTAAACTTCACCTGTGACATAAGGAATTCCATCTATAGATTTGACTGAATCGTATTTTGCCTTAGGGGCATTTGGGTCCAATCCCATTTGAGGTAATTTCGGATTGTTGGGCCAAAATTCTTCTCTTACTACTTGTGGGACATTATACCAACTCCATTGTATGGAGTTATCCCCAAAAAATTCAGAAAAATTTAATTTTAAAAAGTCAAAATTTTCTTCTTGTATTATTCTTATACTTTTTTGATATAAACCTTCAATAAATCTATTGAATCCATTTCTACAAACTTCACCTCTTTTTGGATAGAAGAACATATCGTCCTCAAAAAAGAACATATATTCAGAATCTGTTTTGTCAAAATGTTCGGCGATATACTGTCTTCCTCCACAAATACCCAAATTTTCTCCAGCTGATAGAATTTCAAAGTTATAAGCGTCACAAAGTTCTCTGTACCCTTCATCTGTTGACCTATCTGTAGAATTATTCAATAAGTATTTTTTTGGTTTTTTAATAAAATTTTCATCGTATTCAATCATTGATTGAATTAGTGTTGAAAATTGTTTTGGACTATTAAAACCAATTACATATAATGAAGTTTTTTCCACGTTTTTTTCTTTAATTATCACATTAGGGTCTAATTTAGTTTTAACTTCTAAAGTGTCGTTTTTAATATTTTCAAAAAATGTTCCTAATAACCCATCACTATTTATTTCAAAATAATTAATTATATTGGAATTTTTGTAAACCATTATTGAAAATACAGATTCTTCAGTTCCCATATAACCATTACCTAATGTATCCATTAATAATGAATAATATACTGAATTCACCTCACTAATTGAATCTTTTGGTCCTCCAAAAAAACCTCCTCTTGCAACTAAACCAACATCAGCTTTAGCATATTCATTAATTTTTGGATACGGGAACCCGTGAATTTCATTCTCAGCCTTGTATGGAAAACAAACAAATGAAAATTTATCAATTTTAGATTCTAATTTTTTTAACACATTATCGTGTGTAAAATACCCAGGATGTACTGTATTGGATAGTCCGCCATCAATCCAAAACAAAAATTTAGAGTCAAATCTATCTAATATTTTTGCATCGTGTAGCAAAAACATTTTTGACATAACTAAAGGATTATAATATTCTAATCTAGCTTGAGTTGATTCGGGTAACCATCCTGATTGATTTTTCCACTCAGGATTATTTCTAATTTTCTGAATATTTTCAAAATAACCGTTATCTTTGAACCAACTAGTTGGTCTTAATATAAACTGAGTTTTATTTTTAGGTCTAAATTGGTATACAATCTCCTCTAAGTCCTTGTCCCCAAAAATTATCATATTACAATCAATAGGTAATATTCTTTTAAAATTTTCAATATAATGATTGTAATTTCTAGACCATCCTTCTGTTAACCCTTCTCTACCAATATCCCATATTCCAGTTACCAATGTTATTTCATTAATTTCTGTAATTTTATTTTGTTGATTATTTGATTGTGTATCGGTTTTAGTCATCATACCTAATTGGTCCGCAATTTTAACAGTATTGTTTTCAATATTTCTTTCTTTACAAAAAGTATCTATAGCCGCCTCAACTCCGGGTAAATCAGGTCTTTGATAATCATGAAAAAATATTAATCCCCCTATAGATATTTTATCATATATTTTATTAAGACTATCATAAATTGAGTCATAAAAATCACCATCTAGAAACGCAAAACATATTTTTTCAGGAATTTTATATTCTGGTATATCTTTAAACCAATCTTTATGGATAATTGGCATTGGTAAATTATTTTGTTTAAAATTTTGAATTAAGATATCTTCAGAAGTTTTAAGAGTTCTAGGTCTCCATCCGCTACTTTCTTCCCATTTTGATAAATCAGGTAACCCCTCAAAAGAGTCGTAAACAAATAAATTTTTATTAGAATGAGTCTCAACAATAGTTTTCATCAGGTATTTAGACGACTCCCCAACAAAACACCCAAATTCAACAACATCACCATCAATATTACTTTCAATTATGGAATAAAGTTTACTAACTAAACCCTCTATTTGTTCAGGTGTATTCATTCCATGTTCAATTTTAGTGTTATTAAAATTTAAAATATTATCTATATTCATAGTAAAAAATTATTTTTTCTTTATTGTAATAATTTGAGATTCATTATTTAATGACGTAAAATGTTCAATGTCAACAATTGATGATTCCAAATATTCTACTCTTTCTTTTTTAGTAATATATGGGCTTTTTAATTTTTTTAAATTTTTTAAATCTAATAAAACTTTTTTAGTTGTATTACTAAAATCACTTTCAACATCATAACATGGAAAACAATCAGAACTATGAATATCCTCCATAATATAAAATCCTCCATCCTTGAGGACATCAAATAAAATATCTAATGTTACTTGTTGGTCCTTCATCATATGACTACCATCATCTAAAATAACATCAAAAGTTATATTATTTTCTTTACAGTATTTTACAAAATCGTATAACTCATTTTCTTTAGATTGGTCACATTTTATAAGTTTTACTCTTTCTAAATTGGATGATTTCCAATAATCATAAAAATGAGTTGGATTATCGAATATCATTCCGTTACCCTGAATTCCTTCAAAAGTGTCTATTCCGTATATAGTTCCGTTAATAAAGTAATCTCTCCACATTTTTATACTAGAACCGTAAAATACTCCTATTTCTAAAAAATTTATATGTTCATTTCTTAGGTGACCTAATAATGTTTCATAATATTGTATAAATCCATGTCCGACTTTATCTGTTTGATGTTCGGCACCGATTGATAATAATTCCTTAGATTTTGTTATTTTTTTTTCAGTTTCTCCATTTCTAAGAGCGGCCCAATATGAATCCTCAATCCACCCTTCAAAATTCATATGACTCTGTTCATTATCAGAATAACTAGGTGCTTGAGTGAAAATCATAGGTATTGTAATTCCGACATTAAATATTTTATTAGGAATCTTATAAATGTGTTCGTGTGAACAACAGTCGTTTATAAATTCATCAATTACTACTTTAAAATGAGAACAAATTGGGTCCTTATAGCATGATAAAGTTTTATATGCATAATTTATAAATTCACGATTAAAATAAAATGATTGTGTACAAAGACAGCTATTTATGGTACCAAAATTTTCAGACTCTTTAGTTATTTTACTATCCAATAATGGTCTGGTTCCCAAAGCAATTAAATCATATTTTTTTGACTGAATTGGCCATTGTTCAAATATCTTGTCAATTTGCTCTAAACTAATCATACCTGTTTTTTTGATATCATCCTCAAAAACAACTATTGATTCATAATCATTATCAATCGCTTTTTTAAACATATTTACATATGCTTGAGTACAACCATATCTTCTCCATTCTGGGTCATCAAATCTGACTCCGTCCTCAAACTCCCATCCTGAAATTTGCAACTCATTTAATGTTTTAGAGACATAATCTCTCCTATCAGTTCTATCAGGTAGATTTAATACGAAACCTTTGTCCGCAATTATAATATCTTTATATCTAACTTTACCATCTTTATATTTTATATTATCTGACATAATTTTTTAATTAAATTTTATATTGGTAATAATAATTTTTTTTTTATCCTTCTAAACACTTAATACTTAATTCTTGTACAATTAATAGGATAACTGTTGTCGTTATGAGAAATATACTTCCATGTATCATCTTCAAATAATTCAATTTTCATTTTTTTTACTATAATTGATATTATTGATTGGTCATGCCTGTGGTCTAAAAAAGTCTCATCATTTTTTATTTTAGATTCGGTATCATCAATTAAATTTTTATGATTATAACATATATCTCTCCATGTTTTTATTAAAGATACAGTTCTATCTGTTTTTTTTATTAAAAATGAACACGCAGAAATTTGACCTGTTTCTAACAAATCGTAAGAATCTAAAAAATCGATAGCGTCCATTTTTGACCAAGTTTTTTCTATGTGGCCCATTTGAAAAAAAATAGAATCATTGTAATCTTTTAATAAAAAATCTATGTAACTTTTAAATACTTCTTTACCATTTATGTTTATAGTATTTCCAGCATCTGAATAGACTAGAATGTCCCCATAATTTAATTTTTCTAAATATTCATGTACAATATATGATTTCCAAGACCAGTACCCAAAACCACGACCGTTAGAGTAACAATAATTTAAAGTTTTTTCATCTAAAAAAGTCTCATCAAAAGTCGTAACTCTATCAAAAAATCCAGAATTAATAGCCTCTTGTCCAATTCTAATTAAAGTATTTTTAAACTTAGAGTCCGCAAAAGAAATAAAATGTATCATATTACTATCCAATTTTTACAATATAAATCGTCTATTATTAAATGTTTATTAGATTCCCCAAACCAATTTTTAGGACAAATTACTTTTTTATATCTATTATTATTAAGATAGGCCCCCCACCAAGAAAAAGTAGAGTTTGAAATTATATTATTTTTACATAACGACATTAACCACAAATCAATATAATCTAAATTATTCTCGATAAAAAAAATATTTTCACTTATTAAATTATTCCTACACCAATTAACATCATCCGAAAAAACTAAAAAAGTAGTATTACTATCAAAATAACTCATAGCTTTATTGAAATAGTTTATATCTAAAACCGTGTGATAATCTGTTAGTCCCAAATAATCTCCTCGTCTAACATGTATTGAACAAGTATTCAATTTTAATAAATCACCATATTTGTCATTTAATTTTTTTTTATTTTCTTTATCAATACTAAATAAATTTTTAATATTTTTTTTATATTTTAAAAAATACTTTTCACTTTGAAAATATCCATGGATTTTTAAATTGGGGACGTAATTTATTTTTTGAAAATGAAATCCTTGTTCAAAATGAACGTTATTGATAGGTAACGTATGATTAACAAAATTTACTTTTTTAAAAATATTATCAAAATAACTATTTAGGGGTCTGTGGGATGATTCACAATCATTAATGTTGAATATCAATTCGTCTTTATTTTCTTTAGCTATTGAGAAAGCTGCCGATATCTGGAACATTTTGTTTCCTAATCCTCCCATAATACTTGCAGTTACCATCTATCCTATAATTTCTTCTATTTTATTAACAATTCTTTTTCTCAAATCACAATATTGTTTACTCCTTTCAAAATTGTCCTCGACATATTTTAATTTATCGTAATAATCAACTTCTGATAAGTTATTAGAAATATTTATGATATCTTCAAATGAATCGACAATATAAAATCCTTTTTCATTAAAGTACTCATTAATATTTTTACACCCATAATAAATCGGTATTGTTTTAGTAATAAAACAATCTATTAATTTTTCCGTAAAAAAATTTTGTTTTTTTACATTTTCGATACAAATATTAAACATACTGTTGAAGAGTGGATGTTTAAATTCACCTAGATTTTTTAATTTGGGGTCATTAAATCCGTTACCGTTAAAAAAATTAGTCTCAATTTTAAATTTATGTTTATTCTGATATACAGAATTTC